GTTGCTAAAAAAGAGTAATTTATATATATTGGCACAATGCCATTAGTAAATTTTAGACCAGCACCAGGCATTAACAAAGAAGTAACCGACTACACAGGCGAAGGCAAGTGGACAGACGGTGATAATGTACGCTTTTTTCAAGGATTGCCACAAAAAATCAAAGGATGGGAGAAATTTATCTCTACAACTTTGGTAGGTGTCGCTCGTGATCAACATGCTTGGGTATCCTTAGATGGCACAAGGTATAACGCCGTTGGCACTGATAGAAAATTATATGTAATTGAAGAGGGTAGAGCTTATGACATTACTCCAATAAGAGAGACTCAAGCCCTAACTAACCCATTTACTACTAATGCTACTACTTCAGTGGTAGTGACCGATACTTCTCATGGTGCACAAAAAGGTGATTTTGTAACCTTTGATTCTTTCTCTACTATTGATGGTCTCGATATGAACAAAGAGTTTGAGATTACCTCAGTGGCTAATAATAATGCTTATGTTGTTACCACCACTGCTGCTGCTTCAGGATCTACATCTGGAGGTGGAGGTTCAGGTAATGCAAAATATCAAATCAGTATTGGTCCTGAAACATCTGTTTCAGCTTTTGGTTGGGGCACAGACGCATGGAACGTATCTACTTGGGGCACACCAAGATCTACATCAAACGTAACTTTGGAGGCAAGACAATGGTCATTAGATAACTTTGGTGAAGATTTAATTGCAACCGTTCTAAATGGTGGTGCCTTTAAATGGGATACTTCAACTGGTGTTGGCACAAGAGCTGCAGCAATATCAGGTGCACCAACAGCATCTAGATTGAGTTTAGTCTCTACACCCGACAGACATTTAGTATTTATGGGAACAGAAAACACGATTGGCACAACAGGTTCACAAGATGATTTATTAATTAGATTCTCTGATCAAGAAGATATTACCACTTATCAACCTACCGCAGAAAATACAGCAGGTTCATTGAGAATAGCTGACGGTTCACGTATAGTGGCTGCTGAAAGATCTAGAGGTCAATTATTAGTTTGGACTGATACGTCATTACACGCAATGCAATTTATTGGCCCGCCTTTTACATTTGGTTTAAGACAACTTGGACAGAATTGTGGTATCGTAGGTATACATGCAGGTCTTGATTTAAATGGTGTGGCGTACTGGATGTCTCAAGACTCATTCTTTCTCTTTGATGGTACAGTAAAAAAATTACCATGCACTGTGGAACAATTTGTTTTTGATAATCTTAATGTTACTGGTGCTGAAAATGCTTTTGTTGGTCATAATGGTGAGTTTAATGAAATTATGTGGTTTTACCCAAGAACAGGATCGGATACAATTAACGCTGTTGTCGCCTATAATTATTTAGAGCAAACTTGGTGGACGGGAACTTTAGATAGAACGACTTGGATTGACAGAGAAGTTTATGAGAACCCTGTGGCATCAGATTACTTACCAACGACCACGGCCAATAATGAAACAATCTCTGGCCTAACAGATGGTGCAACACAAATGTTCTTACACGAAACAGGTAATGACGCAGACGGAACAGCAATGACAGCTTTTGTCAAATCAGGATCTGTTGAGATAGGTGAAGGTAATGATATGTTGTTTGTTCAAAAACTTATACCTGATGTTCAAAATCAAGCAGGCACCTTAAACTTTAAGTTAGAATTTAAAAATTATCCAAACACTAGCACAAGCACTATTAAGACAGCTACTTTTACTGATGCAACAGAATTTGTAAGTTTACGTGGCAGAGGTAGAGAATTTACTGTTAATGTCGTATCTAATACCACAGGCACTGCTTGGAGATTAGGTACACAACGTTTTGATGTACAACCAGATGGTAGAAGATAATGAAACCTTTTGAAATATTACAAGATTGGAGATCCAAGCCTTATCGAAGAACAAATTATGAAAATATACATGCCTTTTATGGTGATAAAAAATACATAAGAATGAAACCTAAATCTGAAATTTCTTTGACTCCAGGTTTTTTACATTTAATAATTAAACATCCTAAAGAATGGGTGCATCAAAACTTTAAATTAGAAAACGAGATTACTTTAAAAAATGAAACACATAATATATTGTATTATACATTGATTGAATCATTAATATCTAACGATGAAAAGGAATATAAACTACATGTTAAAAATGGAGTACCTAAAGAGGATGAAGAATGGCTAAATTAACATTACAACGATTTCCTGATCCAAGATCTGAGTACGACGCAGCACAGGCTGCAGAATTAATAAGACAATTAGAAGAGATGGTGCAACAATTAAATACACAGTATACTCAAGATACACAAGAAGAGTCTACAAGAAGGGCATGGTTCTTTAGTGGCTGACGTATTTAGGAGATTTATTGCAAATCTGACAACAACAGATTTAACAACTATATTTACGGTGCCTACTGCAAATGTAGCAGCTACGCCACCCACACCAGTGTCAACATTTATAGTTAAATCTATTAACACACACAACTATGATGGATCTAGCGCAGTAACTGTGAATATTGATCACAATGACGGAAGTAACGATTTACAAATTTTTCAAGTAGACGTATCAGCGTCAGACACAAACACTATTTCAACCTCTATGGTTTATCAAGAGGGAGATGCCATGAAACTACAAGCTAACGCATCATCAAGAGCAATGGTTGAAGTATCCGTTTTAGAAGTTAAACAACAACAATAATCGGTTGATTTCTTAGTTTTTCGACTATAAAACTATAATATGGCGAAAATTGTAGATGAACCGAAAATATTACGTTATGACGTAATTGACGGTAAAAATGTTCCTGTTTACAGTGCAAAAGTAGAGACTACCGTCACAAACACAAGAACAGGTCAAGAGTATAATTCACATGAGGAGTGTCAAGCTGATATTGATGATCCTAACACAGAAACAACAGAAGCAGATATTAGAAGAGATGTTCACGTAACAGCTCCCAATGTATTTGCAGGAGCACATACGTTGCCAGAGTAAAAAAAAATGCAGAATATGGAGTACACACAGATTAATGAGTTTGGTCTCGGATCACTAGTCGGTGACTTCTTTCAAAACGTCAAAGATGTGGTTGGTGATGTAGCCAGAAAGGTTGCACCAATTGCTCCTTACATACTACCTTTCACAGGTATACCTTTACCTTATCAATACGCACTAGGAGCTGGAATAAATTTAGCCGCTGGTAAAAAGCCAGTTGACGTTGCAAAAGATTTAGCATTACAGGTAGGAATCGGAGGACTGAGAGGTGCAATGATGAGACCTGAGGGAGCAACCTTTGGTCAAGGTTTTAAGCAAGGCGCATTTGGTATTACTCCAGATATTAAGACACCCGCTGACAGCGGTCAGGTGACAGGTATCAGCAGTGCATACGATAAAGTAATGAAGTCAAGACTAAATCCTTTAAGTGAGGCATCTCAGTTCAAAACTAATCCGAAGTTTACAGATGACATGGCTCTACTATCTCAAGCAATAGAAGAGCAATATCCTATTGTTGGTGAGGGTTTGACAAAAGACATGATTCAAGAAAATCTTTTAAGTAGAGCAACCTTAAACAAGCAGTTAGGTATTGTTCCTGAAAAAGTAAAGAGAGGTATTGTAGGACAGTTTTTACCCGCTGGAGCAACAGCGTTAGGATTGACTTCTTTAATGACAAAACCAGAAGAAGAAGAAGAGTACGATGATACTTTCTATAGTTCCTATATTCCCAATGAGTATTACTACGATGATCCAACAAAGTATCAGCTATTAGATATCACAGGACCACAGGGATATGATCCTGGCATTTATCTATCCGCTGACGGCGGTGAGGTGACAGGGGGAGTTCAAAACAGTGGACAGCGAATTAAGCACTCTGATGGTAAAGTCAGAGAGCATCCAAAACGCATCGGAGAGATTGCAGGAGCTGGAACGGGAACTTCTGATGACATTCCTGCAATGTTATCGGATGGTGAATTTGTGATGACTGCCAAGGCAGTTCGAAATGCGGGTGGCGGCTCGCGGAAAGCGGGAGCGAAAAAGATGTATCAAATGATGAAAAGTTTAGAAAAAGGTGGTAGTTTATCACAACAAAGTATAGGGATGGCGTAATGGTAACAACAACTGAATATTTACAAAGAGAAGCACCAGATATCGAAGCAAGAAGACTAGGACTAATGGATACTGCTAAGGCATTAGCAGATCAGCCTTTAACTTTACCAGCACAACAGGTAGCAGGTCTTACTCCCGAACAATTACAAGCCATTCAACTGGGTTCTCAGGGAATTGGAGCGTATCAGCCTTATTTAGCTTCTGCACTGCAATCACAGGCAGCGGGACTGGGTACACTCGGTCAAGCCGCACAAGCTTACACTGATATTGGTCGTGCTCCGACCATGGAAGAAATACAGCCTTTCATGAATCCCTATCAGCAGGCAGTTCAAGATGAGATTAATCGTGCCTACAATATTGCTCAACAAGGTCAAGCAGCAAAAGCAATTCAAGCGGGTGCATTTGGTGGTGATAGAGAGGGTATTGCACAAGCAGAATTAGAGAGAAATCGTGCCTCCGCATTAGCTCAGGCACAAGCTCAAGCTTTCCTTAACGCACAACAACAATTAGGTCAAAGACAGCAGACATCCGCCGCAGGATTAGGCGCCTTAGCTCCTCAGTATGGAGCCTTTGGAGCACAGCAAGCTCAATTAGGAATTACAGGACAGCAAGCGGGCACACAGGATATTAATACTTTACTAGGATTAGGTGCACTCGGACAGCAGCAAGCTCAGTCAAGTTTAGATGTGGCAAGACAAAACGCTTTAGCACAAATGTATGAGCCATATCAGAGAGTCGGTTTCCTATCAGATATTTATCAGGGAGCACCAACAAGTACACAAACAATTCAAACAAGCACCGCTCCAGCGGCAACAAGTAGTATGTCTCCTTTAAGAACAATTGCGGGCTACGGCGCACTCGGTTTAGGTGCGTTATCAGGTCTTAGCGGATTGCAGGGACTATTCTAATGCCAGTACTAAATAGAGTAATGTTTCGTCAACAAGGTTCTCCGATGACAGGAGAGATGTATGATTTTGATATTCAAATGAAACAAAAACCTGAAATGGATAGCTATGCAAAGAGAGTTATTGATCCTGAGTTTCAAAACTTCTTATTAGATGTTTATGGAGACAGAGGGCAAGGTATCTTGGATATTCTTTTACAAGGAAATACACCAGATAACTTTAGTATGCTTAGTGGTCTTCTCAATGAGTTTACAAACTATAAATTAGTAAAAGAAAAAGAGGGAATGGTTATTCCTGAAGGAAACTTTGAACTAGATCCTACCGAACAAAGATATCTTGACAGTTTAAAATATAGACAAGAGGGTTCTCCTATGGAGGGAGAAGAATCTGACGCCGTTGGTATTGCCGATGGATTAAATAGAGAGACACCTCCAGCAGATCCCACTTCCGATGGTATCGCTAAAGTTTCTCCTGAGCAGTATGTTCAATTAATGAATGAGATTAGAGGCGATGATGTTCCTATGGAGGGAAGAGTACAGGAGTTAGCGGGAGTTGTTGGAGAGCGAGATGCTCAAGACACGCCTTTATCTGTTCTCGCTTTAGTGCAACCCGTATTTGAATTACAAGAACAACAAGGCATTGGAGCTACACAGCAGGCACAAGACATGATGCCAACAGCCTCTGCTCAATTAAATCAACCGATGAGTGATGGAATTGTTAGAGCAAACACTGGAATTTTTGCTGACAATTTAGCAGTTAACCCTGTTGTGATGAACTCAATATTAGATATGTATGGAGTTAATCAAACTCCCATAAATATCTCTGAAAGAGGTAAAGAATTAACTGATATGTATTTGGAGCAAGCTAATTTAAAAGACAAAGCAAGACTGGCTGCCGCTCCCACTTTACTTCAAATAGGATCAACTCTTTTAGATCCTGAAGCAGAAACAGAGGACATAGCAAAAGATATAGCTACCGAAGTGGCTAAATTAGGGATTAATATATCCTCAATGAAAGATCCTTATGTAAAGGCGGGACTAACACAGGCGGTGCAAGAGGAAACAGACAGAAAAAAATTATTTTTTGATGCAAGAGCAAAGATAGGAGATGAAGCTGTTAAACAAATTTTTTCTAAAGAAAAATTCATAACAGATGGTTTTACAGGATTTAGTGTTGGAGAGTATTCAGGATTACCAAGACCTGATCAAATAGACGCTTACTACGATAAAATAGATTTATTAAATATGGAAAACACTGCTGAAAAAGCAAAACTCAACTCTATTAGTACTTTATTAACTCTTCCTAATTTATCTGTAGAAGATAAAGCACAGATAAGACTAGATCCAAGTGAGTGGTTAAAAAATAATCAAACAAAAGCAGCAGGTTTATCTGAAAAAGACAAAAACTCTCAAGAAAATACTTTAAGATCAGAGTTCACCAAAAACAGTAAAAACTTTATTGTTCAATCAGATTCTTTTACAAAGATAGTCAAGGCTGGACAAAACCCTTCTCCTGCGGGTGATTTATCTTTGATCTTTAACTTCATGAAAATGCTAGATCCTCAGTCTACTGTTCGTGAGTCAGAATTCCAAAATGCAGCCAACGCAGCTCCACTATTAACTAGACTCGGTATTGACTTCGATAAAATCTCCACCGTCTGGGAAGGTAAAACCTTGACCGATCCTCAAAGATCAGATTTCTTAACCAAAACAAAAGAGTTGTATGAGTCTGGGTTACAAGGTAATCAGAGAATGGTAAAACAATTCCAAGACTTAGCTGATTTATACGGTATTAGAAAAGAAGCTGTAATAATAGATTTCAGTATTCCAGATTATGAAAAAATGTTTTCAGGGGAAGGTTTTGGTATCTTACAGGGAGGATCTACAGATGCCTTCGATGAATCTGCTTTTAATCCTAACCCCAACCCAAGGATAGATTAAAATGGTTCAAATACAGTCAAAAGAAGAGGCATTAGAGCAAGGATCAGATAAAAAATCCTCTTATCAATTAGCTGTTGAGCAGCCGATGGATTTTATGAAACTTCAAGATTTGCTTTTTAATGATGATATTCAAAGAGCTAAACTTTTCCCAGAGGGTGAATCAAATCAAGTTTCTCTTTTCGACAGAATCAGAGCGGATCTAAAGGGTGATATATCTCCAGTGGGAGAGTTTAATTTTCTAAAAGAAATATTTGGAGAAAATAATGTTATTGCAAGAAACGATGGTAATTTCTTTATTAGAGAGGCGCCTGGTAAAACTTACGTAGAACTAAATCCTGAGGGATTTCAAATGAAAGATGTTGCTGAGTTATCAGGTGAGGCTGTTGTAATTGCTCCTACTATGTTTACAGCTAATCCTTGGTTAGCAGGTCTCTACGCGATAGGTGGTGGAACAGCCTTACAAGCAATAGGAGAAACTATACCTGGTGAAACAGAAATAGAGGCTGGAGATAGACTTAAAAAAATAGCAGCGGAGGGTGTTTTTGGTGCTGGTGGTCAGTTTGGAGCAAACGTCGTTATAGATTTTTTTAGTCGTCTTGGAGTTAAAAACTTTATTGTTAATAAAGCGCTCAAGGCATTAGAAAAAAGAGGAGCGATGGGTAAAGATTTTTTTGAGAGAGGAGAAGAACTTACACAAAAGGTAGGTAAACTAACCTTTGGAGAAATATCAGGAGACGCAGGATTAAAATCTATAGAAGACTTTTTAAGAAGTTATTATCTCACTAGAGGTGCAACAATGGATTTAGCAGATGAACAATTAAACGCTGCTAAAAATGCAATATTAAAATTTATTCAAACTTCCTATAACGCTGCCAATGATCCTCAAGCAATTAGAACTGGAGTCAGCTTGGGAGCGGATATTCAACGATCATTTAAATCAGTTTTAGACAGCTTTGTAGACCTTAGAAGCGCAAACGCATCTAAGTTATATAATCAAACTAAATTTATAACAGACAGTACAGGTAAACAAGTCGACATCACTGGTCTTCCTACTATCAAAATTACAGAAATTAACAAGACACTAGATGAAATGAAAGAGACTGCTAAGCTAAACCAAGATGACACTCTCTACAAAAGTTTAATTCAATGGCAAGACAGTTTAAATAAACAAGCAAAAAATGGTTTAATACCTTATGAAGTCTTTAATAGACAGATGAGTATTTTTGGTAAGGCATCCTACGGTAAGGGATCTGCTTTTAAAAACTTAGAGACAGCAGCTCAAAGGGGACCAGCAAAAGAACTTTTTGGAGCATATAGTAGAGCTCTCAATGACACCATTGAGTCCTTTGATCAAGGATTGAAGATAGGCGGGGTAGACGATGCCATTAACGCTGAGGTTGCATCTAATTTAAAAGTAGCGAGAGATCAATACAAAGCAGACTCAGAGCTCATTGATCAATTAGAGAACAGTTTTATTAGAGATTTCATATCACCTGGTGCCAGTAAAAGTAAGGCATCCGTTGTACAAAGATTTCAAAAACTAGAACCTGAAGAAATAGATTACGCTTTTCAATTACTGAGAGGAACTGGTAATGAGGCTGTTATACAAGATATTAAGAAATCATTTATTACTGATGTATTTGAAGATTCCTTAACTGCTATTAAAGATTTAGATTTAAACCAGATGAGCACCGCTGAAGTCGGTCGAGTCATAAAGGAAGTATTTGAGCCTAATAAATTTCTAGATAATTTAAATGAAAAAGTAGGAAACGAACGACTAAAAGTTTTATTTACAGAAAAAGAATTAGATCGATTAGGAGACATCACCGAATACATTCAAAGAGTAAACTTTAACAATGTTAAACCTAAGGCAGCTATCTTAGATATTATCATTTCTTTTATTAATCCTAAGGAAGCCTTAATTAGAATCGCTGGATTAAAAAAGATGACCAATTTAATGTTTGATCCAAAAGGAATTGATGCGTTAAAGGCAGCCTTAAAAGCTTTAGAGAGTGACAAGCCGATGAATGAAATTTACAGAAACGTAGGTGGAGATTTACTAAACTTCTATTTATTAGCAGAAACAGAGCCTACTGATTATTTACAAAAATATCTAGATGTAGCTGGTCAATACTACAATTTACAAGAACCAAGTATTCAGCAACAAATACAGCAGTCAGGAATAGATCGATTCGGTCCTGATTATCAAAAGCAACAAGAAGAAGCTTTACAAGATTTACAATCCTTTAATATTTCCTCTCCTCAAGTGTCCCGCGGACAGGGGGTCGATGTTATCCCTCCTTTGTCGACCCCAATTAATCCGCGGACCGTGGCTAGCTTAGAGTCAGTGGGAATGCCTCTTTTCACTGCCGCTGAGGGTGGTATAGTGGATCTCTATGAATCAAAAAAATTTAAGAAACCGCAGGTGGTGGCGTAATGGTTAGTTTTAGACAAGCAGAAGCACAAAGTATGAAAGCTCTTCGAGACAGAAGAGAGAAAACAAGACAAGATTTTTTCAAGGGAAGACCTGATATTTCTGATAATCGTTTAGATCGCAGGCAGATTCAATCTGATTTGTATGAAAAATTTAAACAAGAACAAATGAAACCTGTCGACAAAACGGGTTTTATTGATCCTAAAACAGGAAAACTAACAGGTGCTTTATATCAATCAAGAAAACCTGGTGGACCTACTTTAGCTGATGAGGCTATGAGATTAGCTAACATGTATGGACCTACCTTTCGTGAAATTGGAAGTGATATAGGATACGCTGTCGGGAGTATGGGTAAAGGTCTTGGTCAATTTATAGGTAAAGGCGGTGTCATCGGATCTGTCATATCTGATGTTCTCAACAAATTTAAGGGAGGCACTCAACAGGGAATAGAAACTGTCAAAGATTTATATGATAATTTAAGGACAACGCTCAGCGGTCAGCCGACCGTGACTTACGGTGGATCAAGTAGTATAAGCACCACCAGTGAAGGTCAGCCAAGAATAGATTTGACACCAACTTCAATTACTACAGAAACTCTTCCAGCCATGAATCTGAGTAAAAATGTGGGCGATGAGAGTGATCCATCTATCTTTGGTATAACCAATACAGGAGTTACTCTACCTTTTGTTTACAATAATATTAGCTCATTCAACCCAGATACTTATCAACCAGGATATCTTCCTGAGGGTTTTTCTAATATGGGTGTTGCTCCTATCGTTCCAGAATATTACAACCAAGACAACTTGTTAGGTAACGTCTTTTTAAACAGTCAAGGATATAATGTTCCTCTATATAAAAATGGAGGAAGTGTAGACAAATACGCTGGTTTGGGTTATAAACTCAAATAAATGAAATTAATTCAATTTATTATAAACTTATTTAAAAGAAGGGAAGAGAAAGACCCCCATGAACAACATTGGGGTATAGGTGCAAAATGATAAAAATTACTGATTCACTGAAGGCACGAGTACAGGACCATGAAGGTCTGCGTACATCTATGTATTTAGATTCACTAGGAAAAGCCACTGTGGGCATCGGACATTTGGTACAGCCACACGAGAGACAAAGATTTGCTGAGGGAGTAGAAATACCAATGGATGAGATTATGGAAATCTTTGAAATGGATTTAAACAGAGCGGCAGCGGGAGCTGATTTATTAATTAGTGAATGTATTGGTCACGATTTGCCTCAACATGTAGGTGAGGTAATTCTTGAGATGGTGTTTCAATTGGGGACTCAAGGTGTCCGCAACTTCAAGAAGATGTGGAAAGCAATGAGAGTTAAGGATTGGAAAAAAGCCGCTGAAGAAATGAAAGATTCCAGATGGCATTCACAGACACCGAAGCGCTGTGAGCACCTAGCTGAAATTGTAGCAAATACTTAAAGAGTTCTTCTAACATAGTTAGGCAGTGTACCCTCTTCTAGGTACCATGCGTACGCTGCTTTCCAATCTTTTTTATATTCTGCTTTTAAGAAGTCTATTAACTCTTCTTCTTTTTTATCATCACTCTTAAAAAAATTTAAAAAGTGAGTTTTTGCTCTGTTAGTTAAATTAAACATAATATTTTATTCCTTTCGAATAAGTTTTTAGTTCACAGTCAAGAAAAAAGAATTGTTTATTTAGCAAAGCAGATATGATAATGTCTATTTAAGAATAGTGATGACCAACAATATATGGAAGGAAACTTGTGTATGTTTAGAAAAAAGTCGTTAAATCTAGTGTCTCTTGCAAAATAATTAGTTTAGCAACTGTCGTCACTATTCTCTTATTTTCTCAGATAACTAACTTGACTAGTAACTTCTACCTTTTCCCAACGCTGTAAAACAGCTTTACTTACATCTTCATGCAGCATTTTTAGCTGACTTATAGGTAGTTCAATTGGTCTACCTATATTCTCTTGTGCTTGCTTTACTTCGTCTTTAGTTAAACTAACTAATAATTTTCCGTCTTGATAAACTATTCTCATTGTGCTTCTCCCCAATTATCTCCTATGGCAACGTCTACTTTTGATGGGATATTAATCTCAATAGCGTTTTCCATATACTCTATTATTTGCTGTTGTTTCTCTTCACTACCGTCAAAGCTGATCGCTAATTCATCATGAATTTGTATCATGGGTATGATACCCTCTTTGTATAGGTTCACCATTGCCTGCTTTGTTTGATCAGCGGCGCTCCCTTGAATTAATCTGTTTAATGCTTTGTAGGTACCTGCTCTTTTTAAAGGTGTGTTGATACCGTGCTCCTCTTTTGCTTTCTCATAGGGATATGCTCGATGAGCACCAAAAGCTTTTGGCTCCCACAAATCAAAGTGACAGTGTCTCCCTAAAAATGTTTTGACCTTCCCTGTCTTCGAAGCGTGGTCAGAGACTCGGTCTGCAAGCTTCCTTACAAAGGGAACTCGAGTGTTATATTCGTTAATAATCATTTTTGCTTCTTCTGGGTCAATTCCTAGCTGATCTGCTAGTTTTCCGACACCCATTCCATAGAATAACCCCAAATTTATGGTTTTAGCGCTCTTACGTTCGATTTTTCCAATCTCCGCCATGATCGTATGGAAGTCGGTGTTTTTATCGCTCCTGTAAGCTCCTACGAGCTTTTCTGAACCCTCCAACCCTATGAAATCAGCATAATGAACTACTAAACGAGGTTCCTGCTGTGAATAGTCAAATGAACCCCACTTCTCTCCCTCTTCAGGTAGAAACAGTCCTCTAATCATTGTTCCTATTTTTAGATCCGCTTCTTTACTATCTCGAGCAGGTATCTGCTGTAGGTTTGGGTTTGAATAACTAAATCTTCCTGTTACCGTTCCACCATTCTCTGTTCTAAGTTGATTAATATTGGCATGAATTCTTCCCTTGTGATTATATTTTTCTATCGTATGGAGGAACGTGGTTCGCGCTTTGTTGTATTCTCTTGCTTGAACAATTGCTTTCGGTACAGGATGAGGATGGTTTTCTAAAAAGCTTTTTGTAAAACTAGGATTACCTTTATCTGTTTTAGGATAATCAATTTTACAGAGATCAAAGATAGAGGCAATCGATCTGGCTGCCCAAATATCTACTTTACCCCCTGTTTTATCATGAACAAAATTAAGTAATTTATTTTCTCTTTTAATTAACTCTTTCTCTGCCACTGCTAGTTTATCTAAATCAACTCTCACTCCTCTTCTTCTCATTTCCATCAGAACAGGAAGGAGTTCTGTTTCTAAATCAAAAACAGTTTGTAAATTATTTTTACTAATATCAACACTGAGCCTATCCCAAAGCTTCAAACATAAAACAGCATCCTGTTCGGCATACTCTCCCACAAACTGAGCAGGTATCTTGTACATTTCTGCTTTTGGATCAACACCCCATTGCGCTGCTGTTTCTTTTAACAGAAACTCACTTTTACTTTCATCTAAATACTCTTTCGATAAAGCGTTTAAAGAATAACTAAATTTATTTTCATTAATCAAAGGAGCAGCAATCATTGTATCAATAATACGACCATTCCACTTAACTCCCTCTGCCTGTAACCAACCAAAATCATAGGATGCATTGTGAGCAATCTTATCGCAGTCAGTGGATAGCATTTCATTTAACCAATCAAAAACTATTTCTGGAGAGTGATTAAAACCTGTCTCATGTCTAATAGGGTAGTATCCCTCCCAACCGTCAATAGCAATAGCCACTCCGATAATGTGTCCATCATTGGTTGCCCATCCAGCACCCTTTTCACTGATGTTGGGGTCTTTAGTTTCTAAGTCGATTGAAATTCTTTTTGCATCTTTAATATCGGGAAAGTCCATTGGTGGTAGCCACTCCGATTTTGGTTTAAACATCCCTATTTGTTTACTCATATTCTATAAGCCTCTCTCGATTGAGGTAAGACTATAAATAAATTGTGTCTTGCTCTTGAGAAGGCGACATAAAATAGACGATGCTCATTAATCGGATTAGTACGATAGTCATCATATGCCATCTTTCCTATATCAAGAGAGACAATAACATTATCTGCTTCACCGCCTTTTTGTTGGTGGATCGTGGACAGTGTTATTCTTGGTTCTTTTCCTATGTCCTCACCCCTTGACTCTAGGTTTTCCAAGTATGCTCTTGTTTCTGTGTTTAAGGTAGTCATTACATGTACCCATGAAATTCCAAAGTCAGCGTGTAATCCATAGCTTTCTTTTAATTCCTTAAAACAAACTTTTTTATCGGGAAAAGCTTTCTTTTGTTCTGCGACTACTTTTTTATATCCCCTTGCTACAAACTCTTTTCCAATACTCTTATATAGATTATCGATCATCTTGATTGGAACTTCATTTGTTTCGCTTCTCATTAATTCTTTCCAAGTCAGTATAGCATTTCTTTCCTGTGCTTTCACAGAATAACGATACTTATTATCTCGCATTTTAACACGAAAAAATACATTCTTTTTTCTTAACACTTCCTCTAAGTCTTCTCTAATAGTTCTTGTTCTACCCATCACCAACCAACTACCCTCAGACATATTTAAGTGAAAGATACCTTTGACAAACTCAACGCTCCCGTCTCTCTCCGCAGGTCTCCATTTAATATCATCATAGGCAACTATTTGCTCTTCAACACGATTAACTACTTCCCAAATCTTTCTTGGTACTCTCTTTGATTTATCTAAAACAATAGTTTCTTCTGCATTTGCTTTTACTTCAATAGCCTTAGAGACATCGGCATCCGCCCAAGTATAAATAGCTTGATTAGGATCCATGGCAATATAAGACACCTCAGATGCTTTCCAAATCATCTCTGCCATCTTCCATTGGATCGTGGACATATCCTGTGACTCATCAAAGAAAACAACACGAAAAGGTTTGACTCTGTTTTGTTTAACATAGTCCATAATTAAATCTGTAAAATCCATTTTAGGACCAGAGTCTTTAACAAAAAACCCTGTTACTCCATCTGTAAACTTCTCGTATCCCTTATTTTTATATTCTTTTAACCCTTTCGAGATATACTCAAGCTTGTGGTAAATAATGTCTTTTGCAAACATTGTCCAACAGTCTCTTAAATCAATATCTCTTCTTTTTGATTTCTCTATTAACTGAATATACTTGTCGTCGTAGTTGTTGTAAAAACTATCGTCATCATTATTAACATTAATTTTAATCCGAAGTACATCTTCTACATTTCTCCAATCATTTTTACTCATTATATAATCACGACTCAAACCTAACTGACGTAAGGCATAAGAGTGAAGTGTGGAAAAGCTTTCTAACTGAGAGGCAGGTATTTTAAATTTATCACTGGCTCTCTGTTTCGCTTCGTCTACCGCCTTATTTGAAAAAGAAAAGAAACCAATCTCATCAATCGAGTATCCCTCAGCGATATACTCTTCTATCTTATTAAGGATAAAAGTTGTTTTGCCCGTGCCTGGCGGTCCGATAACAACAATAGGTTTACTCATACTGCACCTGTAGTAATAAAGTGCCCTCCTTACTGAATCTTAATTTCATCACTTCTTTGTACTCTCTATTAAGTTCAATCAAGATAGCATGTCTTTTATGTTGGTGAGCAACTACTCCTGTTGTACCCGATCCACCAAAAGGATCTAAAACAGTGCCATTCTCTGGACATCCCGCTAAGATACAAGGCTCAATCAAGTCAGGAGGAAATGTTGCAAAGTGTGCTCCCTTAAATGGTTTTGTAGTAACACTCCAAACATTTCTTTTATTTTTCTTTTCTGCTCCCCAAACTCTTTCTCCCTCACTAAATCTTTTACCATTAGGATAGTCAGCTTGATAACCCTCTGCCATTTTGTTTCTTAAAACAGGAGCAGTCTTTGCTTCCTCTTTAATTGCCTCATGATCATAGTAGTAAGATTTATTCTTTGTGATTAACCATATTTTTTCATGACATGATGTTGGTCTATCTCTAACACTTTCTGGCATTGGATTAGGTTTATGCCAAATAATCTCTGACCTCACATACCACCCGTCTTCCTGTAAAGCGATTGCCACTCTATTAGGTATCATCATTAAGTCTTTTTCTTTTATATCCTCAAACACAATACCTCTTTTACTACCTTTCGTAGGTAAATCCTGTCTTGAATTACTGATCGTTTGTTTATGGTAGTCGGGACTCTTATATAAATTATCTTTGTTTCTTGTTGGTCGATAATTGTAATAACTGTCTCCCACGTTCCACCATATCGTGGCAGTATCTTTTAACTTAGGTTTCATTAGCCTAAAAAGATTAACAGTATTTTGTATGTAATCTTTGTAATGCTTTTCTAAACCCATTTGATTATCATTGCCATAATCTCTCAAACCAAAGTAAGGAGGGGAAGAGACAACACAGTCAATAGAATTATCCTCTAAGTCTTTTACTTTCTCAAAGCTGTTTCCAAATAATACTTTTATCAAAACGGTATCTCCTCTTCTTTCTGTTCTTTTTCCATATTAGGAATATCTAATTCTGGTTGCTCTACAGTTAACTCTTGTATTTTCCAAAGTCTAATTCTCACATTCTTTACTGTCTTGATCAGGTCTTCCGCTTCGTATTCTTCTCTTAGTCTAACGGTTACCCATGCTCGAGACTCTTTAAAGTCATTTCTCTTTAAATGATCCATCAAATCTTTTAGGGCAAAATAAGTAAACCCCTCTTCAGAATAAGATTTACCTAAAAAGATATCATCAAAGCTTAGTGCTTCTCCTTGATGTAAACAAAACTCTTCTAGTAATTCTTTGAACTCACCTTTCTTGGTTACCTCTTCGGGAGGATAATCAATAGAGATATTCTCAAATAACTCTGAGTATGTTCTATTCCACTCAGCAGCGCTCATATTCATGATACCTGTATTTAACTGTTCAAGACATGCTTGAATAATTTTACGATGGTTCATCAAGTCTTCGGTATTGGATATCTCCACTCTTCTGTCATCGACATTGAGAAAGTATCTCGGTGGATCAGATTTATAAACTTTTAAATCAGAGTACACAGGATGCTCCCGATCATTATCCCCACCTACACCAAATTTTCTTTTCTTACATAAACGCTTATTACAAAGAGATTCAATCGGTGGCTGAGTACATCGATACATATACTTTGGTGCACCCTCATTGTCGCTTTGACTAATCTGTCTAATGATAGAGATAACCTCATCCGCTTTCAGCGGTGGGTTAATATAAACTCTATTATATTCTTCAATTAATTCTGCGAAGTTATCAGGACTGGACTTCCTATAAAATACGCCGATATTGAAGAGAGCATTATTGCGGGAACCATCGCTCACTCCTTGTTCGGTTAGTATCTGTAAGCAAGGAGGTCCATCCTTGATAACTTCATTCTTGAAATCTGTCTTGATGCTTGACAGATCACCAACGACCATAGAGTCGTATAGCGCAAGAAACTGTTCTAGTGTGGCACCCGATCCATCCTCTTTGAGTGCGTATCTATTTCTTCCGTGGTAAGGTAAGTTAATCCAACTCCCTGTATCCCTTTTCTGTTCTCCCTCTCTCTGAGATAACTCAATCTGTTTAGGAAAAACTTCCGCAGATGGATACCCAATTGCCGTTGCCATCTCACTCAGCTTTAGTTGTATATCTTTGGCGGCAATCGGATCTTTCATAAATAAATATAAGTGAGCGCCACCACTTTTAGAGAGACACATCACCAATGGAAATTTTTTATCTTTAATCTTTTTTTGGAGTGCCTTGTGATCCAGTGGATACACATCAATATCAATGGCACCAAACACACACTGATTGTCATCGTTGATCGGAACAATACCCATGGCAGGATACTCTCCCTTTAAGTGCTTCTCAAATTTTTCAGTGGTTGGCGGTTCGTGGACAGTTTTCATTCGAGCTTCCACTTTTTTACCTTGTTGTGGTTCATTTGATTTCTCAAATACACCATGGGCTCGCTCTAGCCCTTTAAATATATTCTTAAATTTTTCTACAAATGCATCATTCATTCATTGGTTCCCTTAATAAAAAAGATACGGCAACCCCGATATAACATAAACGAGGAGAAATAATTAATAGCAAGGACTGCCGTATCTTGCGCTAGTAAAGCTAGAATGGTAAATCGGAGTCAGATTCACCATTCATGGAGGCATCTCCGCTACCCTTTTGCGGAGAAACTTGTTCATCGGAGTTATCTTCTACACCAGATACCTCACCTTTATGGATAGCCTTTTCAAATTTAACAGCATCACTAAATATCTTTTCGATATTAGGATTATCTAATTCATCAATCCATTTATCTTGATTTATTACCCAATCATAATAATCACCCTTTTTACCAGGCACAGATTTTGTAGAAAGTTTATATGATCTAGCAAAATCTTTAGGTTGATAAATTTCATCGCCATCAATTCTTCTTTGATTAGCCATAATTGAATTCCATGTTCTAGATTTCTTGAGCTGAGTAGATTTCATTTTGATGATAGCTTGATTCCAACTTCCATCTTCCTCAATGACAATCACATAGTGTTCAGCGGTGTTTTGAACGTAAGTGTCACCATCATCTAAAATTTCTATATTATTTTCATTTCTAACAACTCTTCCATCTCTTTTCATTTTTTCATATTCTTCGATAGTATAGGTGTTAATAGGGCTTGTCGCCTTATCTCTATCCGTATGCCACTCTGTGTATCTTCTTCTGTAGTATACAGGAAGAACAATAAGTTCATTATAAAGCTTTTGAGTAACACTATTGAAAATCATACCCTCTTCAGCACCTTGAATATAATTGTTGTTATCTTTTTTTCTCTGAGGAGAAGCAGATACAATAACTTTTAGGTATGGAATTTGATAATCTTCGGCATCTCTCTCACTAAGAGAGGCACCAGCTTTTCTTAAAATGGAGTTATCAAATACTGCTACGCTTTTTTTCTTTTCTTCTTTTACTACTTGCTGTGTTTTACTTTTCTCTGACATATCTTACTTACCTTTCTTGATATTGATTTTATGTCCGACATAGACACCAAATGTTTCCATTGGTATGTCCTTGCCATTCTCAATCATTTCACGAATGAAACCCTTGAGAGTCATAGGTTCAACTTTGATATTTCTATCAGCGTCCAAACCCTTACTTGCCAAGTCACTGTAAATTTGATCTGCCTTTTCGTCTTCGGCTCTACCAAATTTTAAGACAACTTGATTTTTTATAATGTCATCATATCCATTATCACGGAGCCACTTAAACGCCTCTTCTTGATTATCTCTAGATATGCTTCCAGTATAAAATGGTTTGATGTCTACAGATTGTCCATCTGACATCTTAATTGATTTGACACCACGCTCTTCCATCAGAGAAACAATTTGTTCTCCGTTTTGTTTGAGCAGGTCTTTTTTAACTTTCATTAAAGACTCTAAGTCTTCAATTTCTTTTTCGATTTTTAATTGCTCCTGACACGCTTTTGATATCGGATCAACTTCACTCACTTCAAAATCGCTTTTCTCTTTTCGTAAATCTAACGTCATCGTTTTCCTTTCTATTCGTTTATGTCAACTCTGATAGGGAAGTAATCTCTTTCTAATCTATCATATTTTAACATATTATATCTACCATTAGATATAGTGCTTACAACCGAACATGTCAACCCTATTAATGCGGGATCTCCTACTAAAACCAAATAATCCGTGTCTTTAAAGTCTTTTAGGATTTGTTTTATTTTTCTAATTGTAGGCTGTGGAGACATCACTACTTGTTTTTGACTATCAAATAAATAAATTATCTCTCCAAATCTCTCTGCTTGAGAGAAGTCTAATCCCCTTAATGTACCATCGGTATGCTTACGCAATACCTTTTGAATGATATAAACTTTACTTTTACTTTCGCTCATGTAATAATTCTCTCTATAGAATAATTGTTAACATGATAGTAGATAAATACAAGTTTAAAACTAAGCCTATGGAACATCAACTTATTGGCTTAGCAGGAATGCTTAATCAGTTTGAGAAAAACTCACCAGAGTATGCACTGTTTATGGAGATGGGCTGCGGTAAAACCAAAGTCCTTATTGATGGAATATCCATTCTTTTTGATAACGGAAAAATAAATCAGCTACTCGTCGTGTGTCCTAACGGAATAAAATACAACTGGAGAGAAGAACTAGAAAAACATTTAGCCGAACATATTGACTACGATGTTCACGTTTGGGAGGGAGCAAAAACAAAAAAGGAACAAGAAATAATTAAGAAAGTTTTGTTTGCTACTGACAATCGTTTGAAAGTCTTAATTATGAATATTGACTCTGTGATTACTAAGTTCGGATCAACGGTGGCAGAAAAGTTTACGCTCGTTGATAAAACATTAATGTGTATTGATGAGTCGACAATCATTAAGAACATGTCCGCTCAAAGAACAAAGAGATGTATTAAGATCGGAGAGTTTGCAAAGTACCGAGTCATTCTAACGGGATCACCAATTACTAAGTCTCCCGAGGATCTGTATGGTCAGTGTGCCTTTCTCAGTGAAAACCTGCTCGGCTTTAGTTCTATTTACTCTTTTAAGGCTCGCTACTGTAATCAAGTCAAACTAAACTTTGGTGGTCGAAGCTTTAATAAGGTTACAGGATACAAGCGACTCGATGAGCTAACAGATAAAATACAGCAGTTCTCTTACCGAGTAACAAAGGCGGAGGCTCTAGATTTACCCGATAAAATTTATATGAAGAGACGCGTACCGATGTCCGATAAACAACTTAAGGCTTACGTCATGATGAAGAATGTTGCCCTAGCAGAAATTGACGGAGAGCAACTAACAACGGCTACTTTGATTGCTCAATTAAAAAGATTACATCAAATCGCCTGTGGATACATGACAACGGATGAGGGAGGTCTCATTGATTTCTCTGAGAATAGATTAAAGGAGTTACTCGATACGATAGAAGAGGTAGACGGAAAGGTGATTATCTGGTGTTCATATCGCCATAATATTAAAAAGGTTATTGAAACTTTAGACAAGAAATATGGACAGGGGTCAGCGGAAGGTTTTTATGGAGAAACTCCGAGCGCTGAGAGACCCAAGATATTAGATAGGTTTAGAGACCCAGATCATCATATGCGATTTTTGGTTGGTCATCCGCGGACAGGGGGATATGGCTTAACTTTAAATATAGCTAAAACTATGATATTTTATTCTAACGATTATGATCTAGAAATCAGAGAACAAGCTGAAGCTAGAAATCATAGAATAGGAACAGAGGATAAAGTGACATACGTTGACTTAGTCTGTGAGGGAACGGTAGATGAAAACATAATCAAAAGTCTACGTTCTAAAATTAACATCGCCAGTGAAATACTTGGTGAAGAATTTAAGGAGTGGTTGATATGATGCCAGAAATAATATTAGAAGACGATCAAACGATTGATCATCTAAAACTAAAACATGCTTGCGAATGTTTTAATGCCTTGATTAAAATGCAAGAGAACTTAGATAAATATGAGAAATGGTCCATGGCTAACATTATTCATGAGACAGCTATGGAACTAGCTAAGGACATAACAAAAAAAGTTCAATGACTAGCAGAAAATATAAATTACAAAAGAAACCTGTATACGAACACACCGATAAGAGAGCATCGGAGCGTTGGCACACAGAAGAATACAACAGAAAAAGAGCAAGAAAGCTTGCAGAGAAACTAATGGGAAAAAATTATTTTACCAATATGCAAGAGGTGATGCTTCGAGCAGCTATTGAAATGAGTGAAAGGAAAAAATGAAACACAGCTATTTTAAAATACCTGGCTGGTTCAATATGCATGAGGCATACGATCAGCTACTAGACAATTGTGAAGACGGTGATGAAATTTTAGAGATCGGATCTTTTATGGGCAGGTCTACATCCTATCTCGCTACTAACATTATTAACTCGGGAAAAAAGGTCCACGTTTACGCTCTCGATACTTTTGAGGGATCATCGGAGCACGCTAACTTAGATATTGTTGGTGGGTTCTACGATCGATTTAAGGAAAACTGTAAAGCTTTTATTGAGGGAGGAATTGTAACTCCCGTTAAATCTCGAAGCGATGATGCCAACACACTGCAACGATGGAGTGACAATCACTTTCAAGGAATTATTATTGATGGCGCTCACGAGTATGACGCCGTGAAAGAGGATATCTTAAATTGGTGGGGAAAGCTCAAGGATGGCGGATCGATGGTCGGAGATGATATGTCACTGGCTTCTGTTCAGCAGGCAGTTCAAGATACTCTCTTAAATGGAAAATGCGAAAGAAGTAGTCAAGTTGATTATATTCAAGGACACGAGCAGTGGTTCTCTGTCACTAAAGGACAGAAAGATCCAAAATGCTCTAAGCTTGTGCCTGGTATGAATACTTTAAAAAGATAAATAATTTCATATAATTCCAGTATGGAATATCAACTGGAGTATGTCGTCTGGAGAGATACCGTCGAAGAAGAGTCGGGATGGCATACCTACCAAGATATGAAAAAATTAAAAACCGCTGTATGCGATGAGGTTGGATGGGTTCTTCAAGAAAATAAAGAGGAGTTAAAGTTAATGGCTTCGATGATCCGAAAAGATAAAGAGGGTGGTCGAACCATAGTTATTTATAAAAGCTCCATTATTCACAGAATGACAATTCCTCTCAAATTGTATTCTGATGACAGTAAAAAAGTCCTCGACTAATTTAATTCATGACAAACATGTTAAGGGAATAGTCTCCGAACTTCGTGCCGCTCAAATTTTATTGGAGTTAGGTTTTTTAGTTTTTCAGAATGTTGCTCCCAATGGAGTCATAGACTTGATCGCTATCTCTCCCGAGAATGAAACATTTAAAATTGATGTGAAGACTCGATCACGCAGAAAAACGAAAAGTAAAAAGAGGCAGGTCGGTCATGAGATCTATCGCTCCCCAACTAAAATTCAAAAGGCAATGGATGTTGTCTTGATGATCGTGGACAGCAACTCGTGGAAAGTTCACCCCACTCGATCTAAGCTTACGAGATGGTTAAAACGTAATCCTCAATGACACCTGTGCTTGTGCACTGCATACTCATTGAAGCGTCGTTTTCCTTTAATATCTCTTCTTCCATTATTTTACTATATTCAATGCAGCTTTCTAAATTATCATGGATAACTTCTGAAACCATTCGAACACACTTTTGAGACTGATCAGCGTAAACTGCGCATATCCAACCAATAAGAATAAATTTTACCATGGAACAATGCTACCATAAATGTCAACTGATTTATTTAACAAAAACAAAAATAATTGTCTGGCTATTTACATTTGAACTTTGATATAGTAGTAGTTACCCCCTCTAAAAGGACATAAACAAATGACAGAAGATCAAGAAAACAAACTAATTATAGCTTATCTGCAAGATGTTATCGCTCAGATGACAGCGTATAAAGAATACAAATTAGAATATGATGAAATGGAAAAAAGAGTATTAGAGTCTTCTTCGCTCTAGTATCTCTTTTCCTTTATCTACAATCATTTTCCAAGCTGATAAATCGTATAGTTTTTCTGTGCCATCGGTGAACTCCACTTGGACTTTGTGGACAATATTCTCTTCTTCGTCGGGCACGTCAACGTATTCGACTTTATAAACAGTTCGCTCAAAGAAATGCGGATGATCTTTAAATATCTCCAACATTCTCAAAATTTATCATAATTTATGAATAAAATATACTAAAGTTTTTCTAATTTATCGTAGTATTCCTTAACAATTATATGTAATTGAGTCGGCTTTGTTCTCAAAGTATCCTTACATATTCTCTCTAGCATCTTTTGTGTATCCACAGAAATGATTTGTGACACCCATTTTTTATCTTCTTTCGACATTCTTCGCTCCTTTTTAATATAATTTCTTTACTTATATAATATTTAATTTGAAAATAAAATAGTTTAAATAGGGAGTTTTTACCCCCTATTTAGATTAAATAACATTAAGCAATTGATTGATTGTATTTAATTCTTCTCTGAGTCTGTTGATCTCGTGATCAAACCTCAGGTTGAGTATATCAATTTTAGTTTTATTTCTAACCTTAATATATTTCTCAAGCTGTGATACAATCTCTTGCTTCCTTTTTGCGTGTTTGCTTATCCAGTAGTCCTCATCAGAAGACATATTTACTTCTCCTTTCCTTTTCCAAGAACTTCTTAGCAAGCTTCACGACTGTTCTTGTCCTATCCTTTTGCAGCTCATCGATATTATTCACATAGCGGTTATCGACCAGCGGATTGCGGACTTTGAAGAGATACCTAGGCGGATACCCTTTCTTGTTACAAAAAGCGCTGTAAACACCCTTCTCTGTTTCAATAATTGAGATATCGTCAGTATCATCAATTGTTGTGTGATTAACACACGGATATAAAGCTGTCATATTCTTCCTTTCTATTATCATATTTTATCATAAAACTTTCCAAAGACATAACACTTTTTGGAAAAAACTTGCGAGATGCATAACACCTTTTCAGAAAAACTTGCGAAAACCAAAACACTTTTTGGAAAAAACTTGCGAGATGCATAACACCTTTTTGAGTTTTTGAAAAAACCCCCCTAATAAAAAAAAAAAAAAAAAAAAAAAAAAAAAAAAAAAAAAAAAAAAAAAAAAAAAAGTAATAAATTATTACTTTTCTATAAATAGAATTTTTTTTCTATAAAAAGAACAAAGCTATGGAGCGGGAAATCCCGCTCCAAGAAAATTATTTTTTACCGAAAATTTTAATGATCAATTGAAATATCACTATTGCTAGAAATACTTCGATCATTAAGCGACTGCAAATAGAGATTGGTTTGGCAAATCTAAAATTTTATTTCCGATCACCTCGTAATCAATTCCTCTATCGTAGTCCTCAGTCTCATGAGCCAAGTGTGTGACGGCGTTTGCTAACTTCCATTTGGTTGTCGCTCCGTCAGTCTCATCAATTCTATTTAATAAATTATTTAGAATTGAGTCATGCTCCGTCTCGGTGAAGTTAAAAGTTTGTTTTAAAACTTTTACTGCTTCGATGGGTTTTGCAATCACAATACCATCCGCTTCCTTTAATCGATCAACTTGCTTTTGAAAGTTTTCTCTATTGGCAGTATGCTCTACCACGTCTTGAACTTTCTGCAATAGCAATCGGTTGTCATCGGTCTTAGTTTGATCCGATAGCATTGACCACAATTTATCATCAGCTTGAGATGATGTAAGATGCGTTGCTCTCATAGAATTGTCAGCAATGATCAATCCGTTATTACAAACGCATCGGTCAATAAATGGCTTCACATTAATTGCACCGCTTCCTACTTCCGAGTTAGAAATAATCACGCCGTATCTTACGATGTCACCTTTTTTAATTTCATCAATAAGATTGGTTGCAATCGCTTTGATGTATAACTTTGTATCGGTAATCTGACACTCAGTTATTTCCCAATTGTTTTTTGGCTCAAGTAATATTGGCAAGACTGTCGATGCAATCTCATCATTATCTACTCTTCGATACTTATCGGAAAGAAAGGCTCGAACTAAAAACTTCGCACCATCTTTCAATTCATGAGTTCTTACCATCTTGGCTGAGTTATTCTGCTTAAACCAATGATTGAAATTGTCAGCGACTAACTGTGGACTGCTGACCATCATACGATCAACGTATGGTCTCGGAATTTGAAATGTCGTTGCCATCTGACCGAGAGCATGATTGTTGATAGTGTAAACATTGGTATTAGAGTCGTTTGTATTTAAATCAAAATTTAAGTTATTATCTTGATTGGCATACATTCTCATGCCATCAGTTCTGGCAACGTAGTCAGCCTTCTGTTTACTCTCACTAACAATCTTAGTTAGTAGTTCCTCAGCGTTTAGTACTGTTTTTACTTTATTAGACATATTTATTTCTCCTTATAATTATTGTTTATGTCATCCAATACTTAAGTATTGGTGAATACCCACAGGAGCAGGTATTCATAAATACTTAATCAATGGAAAATTGATTTTTCCTATATCCCACGATTAAAAAATCGTATCCCTCAGCATCGCTGACATCGATAGTTTTATTAATTAATCCTAAGACATTTCTTTTATTATCCCAATTAGTACCAAACCACATTGCGCCGTCTTTGGTTGGGAGTTCTTGCCATCCAAAACTTTTAATTTTTTGGATTTGTTTAGGAGTCAGAAATTTCTTACTCATGGCTTTCCTCATCTAATTGGTTGAGATATTGGTCGTTCATTCTTTTGTGACCATGCTCCCAATCATCCCATATTAAATGCCAAGCGACTCCAAGATCACCTTCATCTTTTATCTTTCTTAATTGTTCTTTGTAATTAAGAGAAGCAGATAAAATTGCGTATGCTTCCTTTTCCGATAAAGTAATATGGATCAACTTTTGGGGCTCACTCATCCTCTTCCTCCAATTGCACTCTCAATTTAAAGAGTAATGTCTCATCCGTTGACGGCTCTTTAAATTTACGATGATAGGAAATATCAATTTTCTTTTTGATATTTTTTTGTAGCAAATGATTAACGCAATCAATTGCCGTTCCCACCTCATCGTTGATTTCTTCCAGCGGTACGTTGAGCGTTGTCTCGACTTCGTCAAGAACTTGATAGACTTTAAATTCATGAGTCATAGTTCAACTTCCTTTCCGTCTACTTCCCAAGTTAATTGATCGGTATAGACTGCATTTGGATATTTCTCTTTGATTGCTTCCCGCTCATGATCGAAACAAAGATAATCATTCACAGGATCGCAAGGGCAATCACAGTCCATTGTATACTCAGTATCCTCTCCCCAATCTGTATCAATGTATTTTACTTTGATAGCGTTGAGTTCGTAGGACTGAGGCTCATAGGAGTCCGATCCGCAGTCGGAGACAAATTCCACAATCTCATCGTAAGATAGATGGCGGTCACTCTCAATTTTATAATTGCGAGTATCCTTAGATGTCTCCGATACTTTGTAAGTAAATCTACTCATCGGTCACCTCTTTCTCATTGTCACTAACTAAAGATAAAATTTGCCCAGCAAATTCCATTCTGCCTTCGTAGATATCCTCTGATCCATCGGTGACTTCCTCAATAGCTTTGTTT